TTCGGGTGTGTTGTTAGTTTTCGGGCGTGTCGTTTGTTTGTTTGTGTTATTATGTAGTTATCAACTTCAAGGAAAGGAAAAATAAAATGGAAAATTATAAGCAAATCGCAGGGGAATTGGGCGTTAATGCCGAGGAAGTGCGTGAATTGATGGCACGCGCTTGTGTTGATTGGTGAATTGAAGAGGGGAATTGACATGTGGTATTTCATTATTGCTGCCGACGGTTTTCAGGTGTTTGAGATTTTGCCTGACTGCGTGAAACCGAGTAGGAAGCGTTACACGTCTACTCTTAAGGCTTCATTGGATGGTGTTCTGTCTTATATTCGTGCCGCCTATGAGGGCATGGATGTGAGCGTGGATATTGATAATGCCACGTTTGACATGGATAGTACTATGGTTGGCGTGGTGAAGGTGGTGTTGGTATGATGATGTGTATGGGTATTGTTGTTGTTCTGTTTGTGATTCTGTTGATCATGGTGAGTGCCGTTGTGTTTTGTGAAGCGCCGCGGGACGTGCGTGACGTGTTCTGCTTTTTGGCTATGCTTGTTGTGAGCGTGGTTATTGTATTGGTTTTTGTCGTGAAAGGTTTTTGAAATGGCTGGTCATGATATGAAGGTTGCTACGTTTTCCTCGCAGTTTGTGGGGGGTAATGTGGAGTTGTGGTATTGTCCACATGGCCAACGATACGAGCTGAGGTATGCTGTCCAGTTCCGTACACCGTGTGGCGGGGTGTGTGGCGGGTCGGCCTTGTGTGCGTATGATGCGGGGGACGGCTCCCAAGTGGTTGATTTGATGCTGGACGCTATCGACATTGCTCAAACTCCTCTCTTGGATAGGGGTTGATATGTATTTTCGTGGTTGAATCCATTCGTGGGTGTGTGGCGATTGTCCTAGTGCTGACTCGTACTGGCGTTTAAGAGCGTTTTGGGCTGGGGTGAGACATAAGGGTAACGCTTTTACGTCGCCGAAACGGTGTCCAAGTACGGACCTATGGTTTGACATGTGGTGGCTCGGTGTCGAGTCTACTAACGAGGAAGTGGAGTTTTAACTATGTATGAAACTTTTGTTGCATTGGCATATCTGAGACATGGTGATAAGCCGCCTATCGAAGTCGGCTACGCCACCTCATATGATAAAGCCGCCGAGCTGGTACGTAAGTGGGCGGCAGTGCCTTCTCACACGAAGAATATCGCATATTTTAAGGTGGAAAGAAGGTATTATGTTTAACCGTGGGGATGACTGCACGCCAATATATCGACTGCGCCGGTTTGATGATGCGATCATGGAATCATCTCGTATCGTCAAGGCTACGCGGGGGCATACCCGTGAATTGAATTTGAAACGGTATGATATGGGTTATGGCGATTTCGAATCGTGCTGTAGGGCGGTCAATATGCTGTGCGAACTGTGGCGGGAAGGGCCTAGCGCATGGTTTACGCAAGCGGTGATCGCTGTCTCGCAGATCTGTGGAAGCATGTGTATTGGTGATGGACTCGCCGCCGCATTGTCCCGCACGTATGACGTGGAATATTTGGACGGCACGGTGAATTCGCCAAACTTGATTGCATGGTGTGCCGTCTGTGCGGTCAAGGGTGCCACCTCGTATGACTGTTGCACGGTTTTTGACAGTCCGCAAGCGCAAAACCTTATTATTGCCGTGTTTAAAAATTTTGACAGACTGGACACGACTCGCTATAATGACAGTGAGTTAGAAAAAATCTTACTGCAAGGGAGGTAAAAATTGGCTAGAACCAAAACCGACATTTTCCGAACCCGCGTATATGCGGTACTTAAGGGTATGGAATTGGTGGACGGTGACTTCGTGGAAGCAGAGCACGTTATCGACGGACGCTTGAAGGACGCACGCGCGTATTCGATTCGTGCAAAGAAACTGTTCCCGAATTTCATCCCACGGTCTATCAACATTTTTTCTCAAAAAGCGTCCATGAATGAGGAAACTTTTTACAAGTATGCGACTTTTGAGGAACCGCAGGAATGGAACCCAGAAGAGCACACAAAACGACACGCCGGCATTGAAAATAATGACGGCATGTGATATAAAAGATTTTAGGCATAAGCCTGAAAACAAAAAACAATAACCATAAGGGAAGGTAAATATCATGGAAAACACCAACACCGCACTTGTTGCATTTAATACCGAATCCACCGAACTCGGTACCGTCCAGCATTTTATCGACACTTCCACCCGCGAAGGCAAGATCAAGCTCTACTCGGCATTGCAGAACGCCGAAAAGCTCGACGAACACCTCAACGAACCGTTGAACATGGTGAACGCAGTCGCACAGGCCGTACAGGTCACGGACGATCAGACGGGCGAAATCTCCAACACCGTGCGTGTCATCATCGTGACCGATGATAACAAGGCGTACGCCGCCACCTCCCCCACTCTCGCCGCTGGACTGAACACCATGTTCGGTATTTTCGGAACCCCGAACACTTGGGACGCGCCATTGGCTATCAAGGTGGTGGAACGCCGTTCTCGTCGTGGCTTCAAGTTTTTCAGCATTGAGCCGGTGGACGAGCAGGAAACCAAGTGAACTTGCTATAATAACTGAGTAGCGTTCGTTCATAGAGGGCACCCACTTTGGGTGCTCTCGCCATCTAAAAAGGGTGCGCACTATGTCCCGAAGCCGTAAGCAGAAGCATATTAAGGCACGTCAGGCCGCGCAAGCCCGCGCCGCGCGTAACATCAAACAGCTTGGCGCTTACTCCCACTCGAATCTCGCCAAAACTGCAGACCAGCAATTAGTCAATATCGCCAAAACCTTAGGTAAGGAATGGGAGCGGCAGAAGAAACAGGCCATAGCGGAAGCGAAGGCAACCCCTTATCGCGCTACTGCCGTGGAAAAGCCGACGAAAAAAGATTACATGTTTGCCCAGCGCACGCCCATCACCAATGCGCAAATCGACGCGGAACCGGTGGCAAAACGGCGCAAACTCTTAAGGCAACAGCAACGGAAAATCAACGCGGCACGACAGAAGATCAACGAATGGAACAAGGCGCAAGCCATGCCCGAGCGAAGCGTGTTTGATCAGCGCGTGGCAGAACTTGAAGGCAGTACGGGCGAGGGTTTCGGACGTAATCAGATCATCTCGTCAAAGCTTACGGACTTTTTGCAAATGACCAATGTGTTGAGCGATGAAGCGTTCGTGCGCAGCCAATTGGAGAGCGGACACCGGAACGAACTGCGCGAACAGATGCATGATGTGGCTGAAATATTGGGATTGCGCACCGAACGGAAACGCAAGCCGTCCAAAAAACGGAACAAACAGGGTAAAGGCTTGTATGGCGATCATGATTGGCCGTCCTATATGACTCGCGGAAGGTACGAGATTTTCGAGAAAATCTTGGCTACCATGCTCGGCTCGAAACGGTTGAAACGGTTCCGTCAACTGTCAGCCGCGCAAAAACGCGCGTTCATCGAACAGACAGACGCCCCCCGTATCGTGTTCGATTGGGCGGTATATGACCCCGTCCGCCACGGTTTCACGTCGGTGTTCCGGGACAACAGCGAGGGATATCAGCGCTCACGGCGGCAGTTCGACCGGTGGCTGGCGGAAGCGGGCGCACTGGAAAAGTAGCGGTCGGCAATCAAGGGGGGTTATACTATGACAGTGCAAGACAATAGGGTGGGATTATGGTGTGCGGATAACGTCATACGATTCACGGGCGGAACCGCATTGCGTGATGTTATCCAACCTAATCGCCTTTTGGCGTCCATCATGACAGGCGGCAAACTCACCGTCTACGTGACTAATCCAGATTTGCTCGACCCCTTTATAGCGCACGTCGTACACGCATTGCCCCACAACGAACACAACGCTAACCTGAGCTGGGATGCCATAGTGTCCAAAAAGGGAAAATTTTTCAGCTTCACGGTGCGTATCGACCGTAACAATTCCGCACGATTTTTCGACATATCAAATCTTTTGCGCGAAAACTGCCGACTCACCATGACCGACACGCAACTGCTCAATATTCTGCGTGAATACGATACCCGTGGCCTGTGTAAGATTACGGCAGGCGGTGCGAGTATGGAAGCGTTCGTGGCAGGTGAGTGGAAATGGTATTACGACAAATTCCCACAATTGAAACCCGAGGATAAAAAATCATTGCATGACGCCTATATTGGCGGATTCATGACCGCAAAAGAAGGGGCATATGATAAGGCCATTGACGTTGACTGCAACTCCATGTATCCGAGCATTCTACGGGATGAATGGTTACCATGGGGCGAACCAGAACCGTATGAAGGCAAATATGAAGAAGACAGCGACATGCCCTTGCATTGCGACGAAATCACGTTCCGCGCGGAACTCAAACCGGACGGATACCCATTTTTGCTAGACAATCGTAGTGTCTATGGACTTAATAGGCTCACTTCCACCCGTGGATATGTCACGCGCGTACTCACTGACATTGACCAAGAACTACTCTGCGAAAACTACAACGTCACCGTATACAAGCATGTGCGCGGTTGGAAGTTCAGACGCTCCAAGGGCTTTTTTCGTTCGTTTATCGATGAATGGGGCGACTTGAAACAGCGGGCGACGGGCGAAAGTCGGCAGATGGCGAAACTGATCATGAACGCTCTGGTCGGGAAAATGGCTAGCTTACCCAAGGGTGCCGTCATGCTCCCCACTTCGCGAGACGGTATTACATTGGACTGGGATATTGCCCAGCGTGAGGAATCGAACTTGAAAACCGACTATCTGCCCGTACCCGTATGGGTGAACGCATATGCGAGGGAAAAGCTTATGACCGTCTGCCATGAGAACTCAGGTCGGCTACTGTATGCTAATACGGACGGTTGTATTTTGAGTGGTTGGGAACCGGTACGATCATGCGAGATTCACTCGATCGAACTGGGCAAATGGAAGATCGCCGCACGGTACGAAAAACTGACTATTCTCGGCATGAACCGATATCAAGGATGGAGGGAGGACGGGGAGGTTGACGTATGTATGGCCGGAAACATGTTCTCACAGCCTATCCCTTACGAACGGTTCCGGCATGGTGTGCAAGTCGTGGACGATTACGGAACAATGGTCATGCTATAATACATATTGTCTTGTGAGCGTCGATTTTCGACTGGGAGCGCCATAGGTTGGACTGCCTCGGCTGAGAATGCCGCCAACCATGATTTGCTACCGTGGCGGTAGTGCCCTACGATCATCACTTTCGCGCTCTGTTAAGACGATTCAGACCCTTCGTGATTGGAGGGTCATTTTATTTTGCTTGTGGCATGATATAATTTTGATGGAAACATTGTCGATAGATAGGAGCTTGCATGGCAGACCCAAACAATGAGAGCGACGAAAACACCACCCCGCCGCCAACCGAAGAAGAACAGCGGACTGAAACCGTCGATGACGAAATCAGGCCGAAAGAACCTGAGCCGGAACCGGAACCGTCCGAGCCGGACGTGAGCGCGCGACTTGATTCGATCGAAAAGGAATTGGCCACGCTCAAGGCTATGATGGACATGCTCGGATATACTGACCCCACCCCGTCCGACAATGACGGCGACGGCGACGAAACGCAAGAGTCCATCGAAGATTTGTTCGACTAAATAGAAAGGTATAATAATGTCCAATATTCGACCATTGGCGGGCAAGGGTGACGTTGAGATCTTCAACGCCGTCCGAAACGCCACCTCACCCCAGTTCCAGACTCGCATTCCATCTGCAACGCAGGGCAATATCCGCAATGCGGTGGACACCATGCGCAACTTCCCTTATCTGCGTGACGAATTCACCGGTGTTCTCATCCAGCGTTTGATCGGACTCTATATCCAGCACGCCGACTGGGATGACCCGTTGAAGCTCATCGGCTCCCCCCGCACGCTCAAGCGGTATGGCTCCACGTATGAGCAGGCAGCTGTTGGCTTGGTCAAGGCTCGCACACGCAATTTTAACAAAGAATATTTGGGTGATGATGTGTATGGCCGTTACTCGCTCCCAACCGCGTCCGTATTCCATCCCCTTACTTTCGACCACTACTATCCGGTCACCATTCCTGAAGACGCGCTGTTGACCGCGTTCGATGGCGAGTCCGGCATGTCGGATTATATTGCTGAGATTATGAACGCCCCTATCCTGAGCGATAGGAACGACATGTACTTGATGAAAACGCAGTGTTTCGCGGAATACGCACGCAAGGGCGGCTTCTATCGCGTTCAAACTCCGGACGTTGGCAAGGCGGATTCCACCGAAGCGGACGCAAAGGGATTGTTGCGCCTTATCCAGCAGGTGGCGAACGAATTGAAGGCGTCTCCAATGTCGGCCATGCCACGATACAACGCCATGTCTTGGGTCACTCCATGGCGCGATAGCGAAGCGATCTTGTTCGCCACGCCGCAGGTTATCGCCGCACTCAACGTGGAAGCTCTCGCCGCCGCCTTCAACATCGACAAGGTTAATGTGCCGTATCGTATTATCCCTATCCCCGAAGATATGTTCGGTATCGGCGGACATGGCGGCAAGGTTCAGGCCGTACTGACTACGGAAGACTTCTTCTTCTGCTGGGATGAAATGTTGGAGACGACAAATTCCCCCGTGAATCCGATTGACGGAACCCGCAATATCTTCTACAAGCACCGTGGTTCCATCACCCCTAACCCGTTCGCCAATGCCATCCTCTTCTGGACTGGCGAAGGCTCTTCTGAGTCCGTGACGTTGCCGGACACGCTCACCACTTCCACGCCGGTGTTCGAGCTGCGCGTGAAGAAGTACGGCCAGAACGCTGTCACTCCCGAAAACGTGTCCCGTGGCGACTTGGTGCAGGTAGTGTCTACTATTACGAGCGCCAACAAGAAGTTGGCAACCTTCCAGCCAAAGGGTATTACGTATGCTGTTGAGGGTGCGACCTCCCAGTTCACCTCGATCGACAACGAGGGTATTCTGCGCTGCGGCCTTGACGAAACCGCCGAAATCCTCAAGGTCACCGCTCAGGCCACCTACATCGACCCCGCCCACCCCGAAATCGACCAGACGGTTTCCGCCGCACTGTCCGTTCCGGTTGTCGGCGCTTGGCTCGGCGGATGGAAGACGGGATCCATCGAATCCCTTGAAATTCAGGGCGGAAAAACGGTAAAGAACGGCGCACATATCACGCTCAAGGCCATTGCCACCAAGACGGACGGTAACACCGCTGACGTGACCAATCTCGCCACGTGGTCAGTAGACCGGTACGCGACCATCACCCCTAACGGCGTATTAACCGGAACCGGTGCAGGAGCGGCCAACGTCACTGTAAAGTTTGCAGGAGCGGAGGGGACGGCGCAGATCACAGTCACCGCCTGACATTAGGCGATAGCAGGTAAAATAGGTGCGAGAGGATAATTCTCGCACCTATTGTTTTTAGGAGGATTTTATGAGCGCAAACGACTTGTCCGTCAATTTTTCATACGCAAAATGGACCCCAAACACCCGTTTTAAACTTTGCAACGTGCCGTGGGACATGGGGTACAGGGATATCGTTAAATGGGGCAGGCATTCCCAGAAGGACTATTTCGACCGGTTGGAGGGTATCGAATTTACCGACTGCACCATGGCGAAATACGGTCTGCCGGTACGGCTGCCAGTGCCTTTTGCGCAAGCAAGCCAATACAACTACTTGATCGCAACGAACGACTACGATTTCGATACCCCCCGCAGTTGGTATTATTTCGTGCAAACCTGTGACTACGTGAATGCCAACACGACACAGCTCAACATCCAATTGGACGTATGGCAGTCGTTCCAGCATGATATCCAACTGGGTAACGCCTACGTCGAAAGGGGGCATGTGGGGGTTGCCAACGAAAACGCTTGGAAAGATTGGGGCAAAACCTACCTCGATCTGCCAGAAGGACTCGACACCGGAAAATGCACCGTACTCACCAACGAATCATGGAAGCCGTTAATGGGCGTAGTGGACGGTCATAACCTTAAATTCGGCGTCATCATACTCTCCACCACCTCCCTATCCGTGGATTCCGGCACCAAAGACAACCCAACCATCCAGTCAGCTAGTGGCAGCTTTTTCGAATCACAGGCAAATGGAACGGAAATTTACTACCTCGACAATCCACTAGACATTAGCAGGTTTTTCGACGGTGGAGCAACCTCACCATGGGTAACACAGGGCATTTGCGGAATTTTCGCGGTACCGCCACTGCCTGACAAGCTTACCCGCTGGGGTGCGAAAGTCACGAAACTTTTCGGCAAGGACACGCATTTTATCGGCAATTGCTGGAAAATGGGAGCAAGCGCAACAGACAGTTCGGACAGGTATGACGATATTATCAACATCAAAGATTTTCGTACCATGTTCCAACTCCCCGAACGCTACCGGTACCTGAAAAAGTTTCTTACCTCCCCTTACGCCTATGTCGAATGCTCGTGCCTTAACGGGACCGTCATTGCATATGAGCCTGAACAGATCCCCTCCGCTGATCTGATTATCCGTGAATCATGGAATTACGCGCCGCCGTCGCCTCGCCTGAACTTTTATGCACGCGGCTATCATGCAGGAAGTCTTGGAGATCGTCAGCCATTGCCGAACGGGCTCGGTTTACCTATCGATACGGGTGAAATGCTCAACGCGTCCTTTGGCATCACCAATTTTCCAACGTTCATGGCCGTCAACAACGGATCCGCCTTGGCGCTTGCGAACAGCGCCTACACACGCCAGTACGCGCAGCAAAGCGCGGATTGGGGGTATCAGAAAACCCAGATGGGCATCAACAATGCCTACGCTCAGGCACAGGTTGGCACGCAATACGCGAGTGCCCAGAACAGGTTGGGCGCGTCAAACAGGAATGCCATGAACGCGATCAGCAACCAATCTGCGCAGATGGGTACCGATTTGACGTTGAAGAATCTCGGATTTAACAATCAGATGGCACAGCTTAACACGATAGGCTCAGGCATTGCGAACGCCGCCGGTTCCGCCATCGCCGGCAATATCGGTGGCGTAGCTGGAGCGATTGCGGGAACCGCCATTGGCGCATGGACAAACCAGCAGACCTACAATAATAACGTGTCAACGGCCAATCAACAGCTTGCGAACACGCAGACCACCAATAACGCCAGTACCTCACAGGCTAACGCCTATAGCCTTGCGCAAACGAATCTGTCCAATCAACAGACCATGCAGCTTGCAGATATGAACAGGCAATTGGCGCAGGCTACCGCGCAAGGCGATTACGAAAACACGATCGCCGGTATCAATGCTCAAGTGCAGCAGACTCAAACCGTACCCCCTACTACGTCCGGCGCCTTGGGCGGTGACGCCTTCAACCTGGCGAACGGGTTGATTGGTGTAATGGTGCGTTTCCGGCAGATTCCACCCGCCGCCATGCAAGCCATCGGGGAAGTATGGCTGCGATACGGATACTATGTCCAGCGCTTCATGCGATTACCGGAAAATCTTATGGCAATGAGCAATTTTACCTACTGGAAGCTCCATGAACTATACGTGCGTAGCTCGACATGTCCCGAAGAATACCGACTGACCGTCAAGGGCATTTTCGAGAGTGGCGTGACCGTGTGGACTGACCCCGACAAGATCGGCGTCACCGATTACGCGGACAATACGCCACTGGCCGGTATCTCGTACTGATTGGATATAATGGAGGGAGCATATTAGACTCTCTCCATTATTTTTAGGACGGTGACCATGGGTAAACGCAATAATGCGCGCAAGGCCGCGCATTGGGACAATCAGAGCGTTTTAGGCTCAATGTGGGGCAATCTTAATCTGCCCGAAATGCGACAATCATTACGTATCAATCAGTACATGAAATTGATCGAAATGTTGGCCGTAAGCCGATTCAAGTGGATTAACCTACCACCATATATTGATGAAAGATATTTGGAACTGACTTTGTTTGAAAACGGCCTTGCATTGTTCTTCCCCGATAAAAGGCCTGGCGTGAACCGTTTTATGGTCACCTCAGGCAATATCGGGGGCGTGAACAACTATAATAATCCCACGCTTTTTCAGCCCGTGGCGACGAATTACTCCCACCCGCAGATCGGGAGCAAGGAATGCGTACCCATTTGGGACAACCAGCTACGTTGTACAATGATTGACGTCATGTGGAATTATGCGACGCGATTGGCCATCGCAGACCGAGCATTGGACGTCAACCTTGACAATATCAGCGTCCCTCTTATTATCGCCACGTCCGAAACCAACAAATTGACCGCCCAAAATTTGATGAAGGCGCGCGAAGACGGCGATCCCTATATTTACACGTACGACTCGGCGGACATTACCGGCATGTTTCAGACATTCCCCAACGTCACACCCTTCCTTGCGGACAAAATCATCACCACGAAAACCCAGATCTGGAACGAGCTAGTCAACTACTTGGGTATCGACAATTGGACCACCGAGAAGAAGGAGCGGTTGCTTGAATCGGAAGTGACGGCGGGCAATTCGCGTACGAACGTGTTCCGCCTGAGCTATCTGAAATCACGTCAACAGGCGTGCGACACGATCAACCGATTGTGGCCGCAAATGGCCGACTCGGGATACCCTATTAGCATCGAGTGGAATGATACCACCTCAGGGGGGCTATTGGACGTTGACGGGAATAAGGAGGAAGACTAATGGCACAGGACTTGAGCATGTACGCCGTCAGGGACAGCATGGCCGACTACACGTTGACACTCGGCAATCTGATAGACCGTGGTTTCAATACGGACGAAAAACTGCATCTGTCCTCGGAGTATTATCCGATTTTCGACGAAAACTATAGGGCGAAACTGAACGAGAAAATCGTAGCCCACTACGCACTACGCGAAATCGGAAGCGAAACGCCTCAAATGTTCGTCTTTTATTTGGGGCGCACCATGCGCGAACAAATGGACTATTTCAACCAATTATATTTATCTGCACAACGCAAGTTCGACCCGTTCATCACGTCCGATATCCGACAGGAGATGGATTCGACCAGCATCAACGAGTCGAGCGGCAAATCGTCGGGCACACAATCGAACGAATCCACCGCTAACAGCACGTCCGACACTACGGCTGATAATTCGTCAATGACTTTTAATTCGGAATTTCCGCAGACCCGTATTGACGATTTTCGAAAGTATGCCACCACCGCATCGCAGACGGATTCGACCGGCAATACGCATACGAGCACACAGCAGGACAGTACCGCCACCGCGACCAGTACCAGCAATACCGACTACGCGCACTCCTCCGATAAGGGTAATAGCGTGTCACATACGCTCGGCACCAGCGGGTCACAATCCCAGCTTTTGCTTGACTGGCGTAACACCATGCTTAATATTGACATGATGGTAATCAATGCGCTGGAAGATCTCTTTATGGGCATGTGGGGCAGCGGGGATAATATGACCAACGTACCACAACTCTACAGCACGTCGTTAGCCTATAATCTCGGCCACTAGAGTATACTTAAAAAAGACAGATTGGAGGATATATGGACGGAATCAACACGTGCGCCGCCCCTTTGGATATTGACCCGCGACAACGGTATTTCACAACGGTGCAGCCATTTTCGTACCGCGACACGTTGACGGTGTTGGGGTATGTGCAGGAGGTGGCCGAGCATC